AACTTTGCTAGAATATTCTCAGCATTAGAGATTGTTCTTACAGTACTTCCTTTACGAAAAACAATAGAAGAGTTGATCGTACTAAAATTTTTGAGAACGTCTAGTGTTTTTTTAGATAAAGTAACTTTACTCATGATGTAGATTTGTTGTGAAAATGTAGAAGTAATACTGCGTAGTGAACAACTTTAAAGATGTCCTTCTTTGCTGTACCCTTCTTGTCATAGCGTGAAGCATATTTTAGTATGTTAGACCTACAGAATGCTTCTGCATCACCAATAGCATCAATAAGATCAAGGGTTTGAAACCCATCACTTTGACTATAGTGTGCTCCATAGGTATTGGAGATGTAGTCAGAGATCTCGTCAAGAATCTCTTTCTCATTGTATTTCAATTCTTACTCCAGACATGTTCTATGTCTCCATGATAACATTGAAATTCATTTCCGTCAAGGTCAATCACATTAATTTTGTGATTTGCTTTCCACTCCTCACCTCCGTCTCCCATGATGCGAACACTCCTGCCGTCTTTAAGACGGAGGATGTGTCCTAGATATCCGTTAAACTTCTCCTTCATTACTCTCCTCCTTGTCAAGATCAACTCCTGCATCAATCTTATCATACAACTCTATGAAAGATTGCTTAGTCTCTTCATCAAAACGATTGACGCAAACTTTGATAGCTTTCACACGATTGTTCCAGATAGCATATGCTCTCACAATGTGAACAAGTCTTCTTGTACTGATGACCTCATCAATACCACCATCCTTGAATGTTCTACGGATGATGTCTGCCCAGTTAGAAAGATTTTGATAGAACTCTGTGTCATTCTTACCAATAGAGGCAGCAACTTTTTCAAGAATCTTCTGCTCAGTTTTAGGAGTAGGATACTCTTGCTCAAATGTCAAAGCAAATCTCTCAAGGAATGCTTCGTTAAGAACATTAGTACCGATGAATCTACCATCATCAGAACCTTTACCTTTTGTGTTGGCAGTAGCAATGATGTTGAATCCTGCAGCAGGTTTTACATACTTACCAATCTTCTTAAGGAAAACACCTTTACCTTCAAGAACAGATTGTAGACATAGTATCTTGTTAGATGCAAGATCAACTTCGTCTAGAAGTAGTACAGCTCCCCTTTCCAAAGCTTCAACCACAGGTCCGTTGTGCCAAACAGTATTACCATTAACAAGACGGAACCCACCAATAAGATCGTCTTCATCGGTTTCAATTGTGATGTTCACACGTATTAATTCTCTATTTAGATTCGCACATGCTTGCTCAACAGAGAATGTTTTACCGTTACCTGACATACCAGTGATGAAAACTGGATAGAACATTTTAGATTGAATAACTTTTTTTACGTCAGGAAAGTTACCGAAAGGAACATAACTATCATCCTTAGCAGGAATCAAATTTTGTACGACGGCGGGCATAGCTGCAGGTGCATTGAAAGTTTGCTCAAGTTTTTCTTGAACAGTAAGATTCCACTTACCAATGCCTTGCTTATAAGATTTAAGTCTTTTCTTTACAGTAGCAAGAGAACAATTGAAATGCTCAGATGCTTCAAATAAAGCTTTAGTGTTTACCTCAGCACCTACCTTATCAGTAAGGTATGTAACTAGGTCTTCAGTTGTAACAGGAACTGGTTCAAAAGGCATGGGTCTAATAATGATGTGTATGAATATAGTATAGGGTGTGGTGGGGTTGTGTTCAACCCCTTATGTGCCACTTTGTCAACTGACATACCCTATGAAAGAACTGAGTAGTTTTTTGTTGGTAGATTTGTTACCTAACATTCTTTTGAATGCTTTGGAGATCTCACCTTTTTGAGCACCAGACTCAACATTGAACTCAACGTCTTTGTTTAGTGATCTGCTATTGATAACATACAGTGCACTATATGCTTTTGGATTAGTTATAATAGCAGACTTCTCTTTCTTCCACTGCTTTTGTATCTCAGTATACTTTTCAAAGTTTGCATACCTACCAACAAAACCAGAGAGTGAAGAACCATCAAGAATACGGAACCCAATAACATTTACAGCAGGATTACGGTCACGTAATTGTTGGATGAAAATGTTAGTGCAGTTATCATACTCAAAAGGAGCATAGGTGCGACCAGTTTTACGATCACGAAGAACTGCTGACCAATCAAGACGACGAACATGAACCTTGTACTCATCTGTGTAGTCATCATAGATCTCTCTACCGTATCCAGTTGTACATCCTTCACCATCAGATAAGATGCAAAGATTTACTTTCTGGAGATCATTCTGTTTCTGGAAATTAGGAATGATGTAATTCATCATAACGATTGCTTCATTCAAAGGAGTTCCAGAAAGTTGAAGACCTATTGTGTACTGGTAGTTAGTGTAGTTTCTGTAGTAAGAAGCTTCTCTCCAGAGATTCCTGCACATACGCTCATAGTCTTTACCATTAGAACGAGATGAGATAAAGTTTACTAGGTGGAACCAATCATCATTGATGTAAACCTCATTCTTTACAGCATTCTCTTTCTTGTATGAATAAGTATCATAATAAGGATCTTCATGATTTATAGATCTCTCAGCAGCAATCCAGTCATTAGTAAATCCATAAACTTCAAATGGAATCTGAACTTTTTTACAGAATGCAGTTAGGTTAAGTAACTGTTTTACAGTTGCAAGGATCTCATTCTGCATAGAACCAGACCAATCAAGAAGGAATAGAAGACCGTGATTCTTACCATCAGGAAGAACAGTTATTTTTTTGAAGATGTCTTCGTTATAAAGATAAGTATGTAACTTTGTAGTATCAAGCACACCAGTTTTAGATTGACCAGAACGAGCATAAGCGTCAGCAGACTTACGGCACTCAAATTCTTTAACAAGATAGTTTACCTCCTTCTGAGATTGCTTACGGAACTCATTGTATAGATGGTCAACTTCTGCATAAGCAACAGACTCAACTGCTTGACTATCAATCCAATCGTGGAGTTTCTTCCAATCAACGACATGTTTATCTAGGTCAACTTTCTCAGGAATCTCAACATAAGTTAGATTTTTTGAGTCAGGAGAAGATAGTTTTTCTGATGCATCATCAAAAGAACGTTGAGTAGAAGATTGATCACCACCTTCAGAACCTGCACCGTCTTCTTCTTCATCTTCATCATCCCAATCGTCAATAATATCCTCTTCAATCTCAGATTCAATCTTTGCAGTATTACCACCAGAAGATGCTCCACCTGATTGAGGTTTTGCATTTGGTTGATCTTCATCACTAGACTCATTATCTTTTTTATCAGAAGATGCAGAATCACTTCCTTGAAGAACATTAGCATTAGATTCAGACTCATCAGGAGTAGATGGTATCTCTACCTCATCTTTTTGTTCCTGACTAAATGCATATACATCTTGAGCAATCTGTAGAACTTCTTCAAAGGTCTCAGCAAGATCAGTACGAGCAACAAATAACTTTTCTTCTATAGAGAATGGAATCAATGCACTAGCACCAATCTTGAAGTGAAGATTGATACGGTCAATCAAACTATAAGTGCTAAGATCTTCACCTTGAACACTGAAGAAATCCATGTCATGTAGTTCTTTGTATCCTTTAGAAAAAGACTTGTTAAGACCTGGAAACTTACGCTTCATAAGTTTCTCAATACGTGCATCCTCAATAACGTTTATGAAATCTTTAGGACAATCTGCACTATCTCTCCAATCTTCGTTAGGTGTGAACAATGCATGTCCTACTTCGTGACCTACTAGCATGTCATATACTGTGCTAGATGCTTTGTCCCACATTGGTAATGTCAATACACGACGATCTACGTCAAACATTGCAGTAGAAACTTTACGATGTTCTACAATAAGGTTCTCAGTAGCAAGTAGTCTTGCAAGGTTACCTTTGATTTCTTGTTGAGTGTGCATGTGTCTTTGTGTCTGATGTATACATCATAGCAAAGAAAGTTATCTAGCCAACCAGTGCATGTGTCACTTCGTGAACTGTCTCCTCAATGGTAGAATAATTTTTTTCTTTATTTACAGTTATAGTTCTATCAAATTTATCATCTAGTCCTTGTTTATGACTTATTACAAAGACTTTTGTATTCTCGTCAAAGTTTCTAAGTATCCATCCTAGATCAGATGTACCAGATTGGTCAAGAGATCCATCAAATATCTCATCTAAGATAAGTAAATTAGTATCCACGCTATTCTTAAGCTTAGCAATACTGCGCCAAGTGAGCAACAGAGCGATATCAATACGAGCTTTTTCGCCTTCGCTGAAACTATCATAGGAAAATACGTCACGGTACCTAGACTTAATTATCTCATCAAAGTTCTCATCAAGGGTGAAATTGACATAAAACTCCATCCTTTGTAAGAAATCGTTAATTAACTTATTCATTGTAGGAAGATAAGTCTTAATAATCCTAGTCTTTATCCCATTATCCTTAAGTAGTTGTCCTGCAGTTGTCAGGACATCGCGATCTTTCTTTAGATCAGCATGTTGTTTACTATGTTCTTTCTTATTACTTACAAGAAGTTGCAATTTATCATACTCTGCTTTCTTGTCAGGTGTAGATCCCTCTAGTTCTTTGATCTCATCTTGTATTGATTCAATCTGTTTACGAATTGTCAGTAATTGAAAATTAGTCTGAGAAATTGTTGTATTGATATTGTTTACTTCAGTTGACAGTTCAGTAAATTTATCAAATCTTTTTTGCTCATCACCAATAGCTTTCTTTAGATCTTCAAAACCAATATTCATCTCATTGACCTTGGTTTTTCCTTCTTCCAATTTTTCATTACGAAACTCTTCCGATAGTTCCTGAGTACACGTTGGGCACACATAGTTGGACTCAAAGAATTTATTTTCCTTCTTGCATGTGTTCATCTTATGTGTCAACTTGATCAAGTATGTGTTCAACTTGCTCAATTTTTCACTGGACTTGGAATAGTCCTGCATTTCTTTATTAAGTTTACAGATTTGCTCTGTAAGAATTGTTACCTCTTCAGCACCTTGGAGTTCTGTATTTTTATACTCGTTTATCTTTTCTTTCTTACGATCAATCTCCTCCTGAGTTTTTTTCTCTAGAGAAAACATATGTTGTTTTTGTAATTCTATTCTATCTTTAAGTAAATCAAGTTGATAATCAATGTCACGTAGCTCCTCATTATTACCACGCATCTTATCTTTAAGGAGAACATTCATAGTAGAGAATACTTGAATGTCTAGAATGTCCTCAATAATCTCACGACGTTGACCACCAGGTAATTTCATGAATGGTACAAATGTAGATGATCCCAGTACAACAATTTGTGTAAATGATTTGTAGTTCATCTTGAGAACATTTGCCTCAAAGTTTTTCTGCTGTTCTAGTTGACTACTATCTTGATTCCATGCCTGTCCATTGCAGTAGATCTCAAACTTACTTGGTTTCATACCACGTATGACTTTGTACTCTATCTTACCAATACGAAACTCAATCTCTGCTACACAATCTTTTTCGTTGATACTATTGACCAACATACTTTTACTAATCTTACGAAACGGTCTAGCAAACAAAGAAAAAGTAAGAGCATCCAGAATGGTACTCTTACCTGCACCGTTGCTACCAACGATTAAGTTTGTTCTTGCAGTTTCTAAATCAATTTCACTAAACACATTGCCCGTAGAAAGAAAATTCTTCCAACGGATCTTTTCAAATACAATCATTATTTGGGATCATCAGGTGGTATTAAAAAATCGTCAGGTGTGATAATGGAAAAACGTTGTCCACGGTCTTGACATGCTCCTATTATAACATGATCTTCCATTTCCACAACCTGCATATCTGGGTAATCTTCTTCTTGTATCATCATCAAGTATCTATTAGCATCATCTACCTCAGTCCAAATAGGAATAACGCGATTTTCATCATCATCATGGAGAGAAAATACACCTTCGGGATGGTTTGCTACAGTTAGAACGAACATTAGACTACTTGACAGCTTTCAATATATAGGTTTCTCATAAGTTTCTTCAACTCAGATTTGTCTACGGAGATCTCTACTTCATCAATGTATTCATTGAGAAGTGTCATGGTATCTTTTGTTTCTAAATCTGTATCATCTATGCCATCAGCATCTACAAGTGTCTCTACAATCTTTACATCATGAGCACCTACGTTGTAAAGGCGATCAACCAATGTCTCAAACATTTGGTAGTCTCGTTTCTCTTCAACAATGATCTTGATGAACTTGTCTTTATAATCAGATACATCTGATTTGTTGTAGTCATACTTGGCATCATCATAGAAGATCTTCTCAAAGATTTCGTATGGATTTGCGACAAACCTAAGTCTATCACTTTCAGTATCGTAAATATGAAATCCACGAGAGTCCTTATAATCATTCCAATACATCTGATATGGATTGCCTAGGTATTGCACATTACCATGTTTTGATTTGTGATGGAAATGTCCAGACCAGACACGTTTAAATTTCTTGAAGTCAGATACTTTAAAACCTCCTTCAAAATGCATGCCTGGTGTTACCTCAAAACCATCACACTCAAGGTGACCACACATAATTTCTGATTCACCTTGATTAATATATTCTAGACACTGTTCTCTATTACCTGAGTTAATCCAAGGCATCATTAGAAATTTCTTATTTCCAAGTTTAACATTCTTAGGTTCTGAGTAGATAGTAATATTACTATACTTTTCTAATAGAAGCTCTGGTGAGTTGATGGCATTTGTATTCTTGTAATAAGTACAATGATTTCCTAGAAGCATGTGGACATCATAATTTACCAACCGTCTGAAGTAATTAGCATCAACACGGTTAAAAGTATTATAGTCCATAGACTTTCTGTTATCAAAAGTGTCACCCAAATCAATGATCGTGGTGATACCTTCTTTCTCAAGAGTAGGAAAAAAGATATTATCATAGAACTTTTGAAAATAGTTCCAGAAGTTGATGTTGCCTTTTCTTCCATCAAGATGCTGATCAGTTATTAGTGCTATTTTCACCCTATGTCCTCTGGTGCAGGAATACCTTTACTTTTTCTAAATGTCTTTTTCTCATAGTCAAAGTCAGGATGTGGTGCAGCAGAGACCACTGGATCTTTTGTCTTGTTCTTGATAACAATAAATCTATCGTTAGCAAATGTCCCTGCTAGATTGACCTCAATCTCATCAGTATCTTTCCAGTTAACAGTGCCATCCTTCTTGGTGTGTAGCATTGCTTCTTGGATCTTATCAATGATTTCCTTCGTTAATTTCATATTCAATTTCAATAACTTTAGATGATCTTCCCATAGAGTTTGCTCTAGTCATTTGTTTCATTTCACCACCCAAGAGAATAGTAAGTTCTTTTATCCTTGTGATGATCCTTTGTTTGGATTCATTCATTGAGGTTTATGATCTCTCATCCCATCATGATTACCATCGCCAGGCAATTTTCCATATGCAAGATATTCTATTGCTTGTAAAGAACCCTCTAGTCTAGTCAAATCTTTTTGGATACGATGATACTCATCATGAGCTTCTTTTACTTCTGCTGCTCTAGCAGATAGTTGAGCAGTTCTTTTTGTAAAACGCTCAATAAGTTGGTCGTAATTTTCTGTTGGTTTCTTTGTTGTCATTTTGTGTTTTGTTGTAAACTATTACTCTTGTACCGTCATGGGTAAAAACGAGTTCATCATCGTCATCCCAACACAGTTCTTGATACAATGCGTTTAATTTACGCATATCATCATATAGACTACTGGACATTAGCGGTTCATTTTGGTTTCAATGTTTTCTTTAATACTACCCATATCTGAATAGGAAGCATTCATACCTGACATATTACCAGTATATCTGTCAGTGTGCATAACTTCGTCATATCCTGACCTTTCTAAGATCTTTCCTTTAATCTCTAATTGCTTCTTTTCTTTTTGAATCCTACGCAGAAAAGCATAGTAAATGATTTGAGTAAAGTAAGCAAATGGATTTTTAGATTTTTCTGGATTAAAATTATCAAT